CACAACTAACGGACCTAAGTAGGATTTTTACAAATGGCAGATTTTAGACTCGGCAGACTTAAGTTTAATTGGAAGGGTAATTGGACTACTTCCACTGCTTTCGTCATTGACGATATCGTCAAGTACGGTGCAAATGCATATGTATGTACAACAAATCATACATCAGCAGCGAATGAAAATTTATTTTATTCTTCTGATCTTAGCAACTGGTCACTTCACACAGAAGGAGTTGTTAGTAAAGGAGACTGGGCTGCAACTACTTGGTATAAAGTAAACGATGTTGTTAAATATGGTAACTCACAATATCGTGTTACTACTGGACATACATCGGGTGCTACTTTTTCTGATACTAATTTCTCTACTTACTTAGAAGGTCTAAAATTTGAAGATAGTTGGGTTGCTAGTACAACATATCAAATTGGTGATATAGTAACTTTCAGAGGATATACTTATTCTGCAAAAACAAATCATACTGGTCAAACAGCAACACCAAACTTAGATACTACTAACTGGGTTGTTGTTACAACTGGTTTCTCTGCTCAAGGAGATTATGCAACTTCAACAGCATATGCTCCAGGTGATGTTGTTAGATATGGTGGTTATTCATACGTTTGTATAGTATCTTCAACAGGTAATGCTCCAACAGCAACTGCATATTGGAAACTTTTAGTTGAAGGATTTAAGTGGACTGGTGCTTGGTCTGCTGCAACAGTGTATCAAAAAGGTGACATTGTTAACAGAAACTCAAACACATATATCTGTATAACTTCTGGAACTACTGGTGCTGCACAAGCTCCCGAATTAGATACCAACGGTAACTACTGGAATTATATTGCACAAGGTGGTGCTGCTGCACAGGTTCTTCAAGAAACTGGTGACTTACTTTATCAGGCTGCTGGTGGTATTAACAGAATTGCACTTCCAGCTGGATCAACTGGTACTGCTGCTCAACAAGCAGCTGCAAGTGGACAAGTTTTAACAGTTGGTGGTTCTCCTTTACTTCCAAGATGGGAAAGTAATAATACAACACCTAGTGTTTACTATGTTGCTGAAACTGGAGATGACACTAATAATGGTCTTCAAATTTCTAGAGCATTCAGAACTGTTCGTTATGCAATGGACTATATCACTGGATTAACTGGAAATTTAAAAGCAACTGCTACAAATCCAATTAGTGTATATGTTAAAGCTGGTCTTTATGAAGAAAGTCTTCCAATTCATATTCCTGCATTCGTTTCTCTTATTGGTGATAATATTAGAAACACAATTATTAAACCAATTTCAGGTAATTCAGATCAGATAACAATAACAGTTTCTGCATTAACTTCATTTAGAAGAGGTGATGTTGTAGAGAATGATACTGGAACCAAAACACTTAAAGTTTTAGATGTTAATGCTGCTAAAACCGAAGTAATCGGTCTGATGGTATCGGGTGGACTATGGACAACTAGCGACAAGTATGTTGATGTTTTATCTAATAAACATGGAGATGCTTCAGATTTACTTACAAGCAACGCAGAATTCCTTGCTCATGAAGCATATCATCGTCATGTAGCAAACAACGGTGCTGTTAGTGGTACAGAAGCAAATGTTAAGTCACGTCTACAAGCACTTGTTGCTGACTTTGCTTACAACATGAAGTCAGGTGGTAACAATAAAGTATTTGATTATGGTACTGCATATGTTGGTGGTTCTGCTATTACAGGAAACTCTGGACAAGATGGAGTTCTTGTTGGATACCTTGATACAGTTGGTGCAGAAGTAATTCAAAATATAACTGTAACTAAATCTGCTGGTAACACAAAAACTCAAACATCGTTTGGAGGAACAACTGATACTGCTAACCCTAAATGTGCTACACAGACATCTGCTCTTAATACATTCGCTACGATTATTACTACTGCCATTACTAATGGCAACATGAGTCATGTATCTTCTACAGATGGTTATAAAGCAATCTCAAATGTTACTAATCAGATAAACAGCGAAGCAACAATGATTTATGTTGCAACACATAACATTGTTAAAGATTTGGTTATGGAAGGAATGACAGGATTCGTTCCTGACGGTTCTAATGATAAAAATATTGAAATTGCTACTACAAAGGGTGTTTACATAAGACTTGACCCTGCTTCACCAGTTACTAGATCACCTTATATTCAGAACTGTTCTGCAATTGGTGGTGCTGCGGTTGGTGCATTAATTGATGGAGACGCTCACGCACACTTTGACGGGTCTCCAACCCCTTCATTTAAGTCAATGTGCTTTGATGCCTATACACAGGTGTTGGAAGGCGGTGTAGGGTTCTGGTGTAAGGGTACAGCAGCTGCTGAAATTGTATCTTCATTTACATATTACGCACACATTTCTTACATGTCTACAGGTGGTGCTAGAATACGTGCTGTATCTGGTAACTCATCTTATGGTAAGTATGGTTGCTTATCAAGAGGATTTGATGCTGGTGAGTCAACTATCAATGGTACAGTTGCTGGTAAGATGCTTACTACTGATCCACAAGGTGCTGCCAGTGGAACATTTACACTTAATGAAAGAATTAGTGGTGGAACATCAAATGCTATTGGTGAATTGAGAAGTGATCAAAATTCTACTGCTCAAAAACTTTATTATATTCCAATTAAAGGAACATTCCAACAGGGTGAACTAATTACTGGTGCTACATCAAGTGCTACAGCAACTCTTGCTAATAACACAGATGCTGTTAGAGGTCAATTAGGATTCCTCGTTGTTACTGAAGGTTTATCATCTGCTCCAGACCAAGGTGGTTCTGTTGAGTATGTTGACAATGGATCTAACAATGATGCAGGATCATACGTTATCTCTAGTTCCAGTTACTCTGGTCCAGACGGACGTGGTAATTTAGTAGTAACTAGAGCACAATTAGGTAGTAGTGCTGCTGCACATGATGGTACTTCAACTATTGCTTGGTGGGATAATGTAGGAACAACTGCAACAATTCAAGCAAATATTACACAAGGTGCTTCATCTCCACACGATGTCACAGTTGATACTGTGTCAGGAATGGTTATCGGTGCTAACGTCATCATTGGTAATGAGATGTTTGAGGTTGTATCATTCCCAACAGCGTCATCTGTTAGATTAAATCGTGCTCAGGAAGGTACAAGTGCTGGTGCACATACCTCTGGTTCTACAATTACAATCCTACAGCAGAAGGTTGCTTCTCAGGATGAGGTTATCGCAGACTTTGATAACTCTGTAACAACTATTCGTGTTAAGGCAGCAGGTATTGGTTTTGCTGCTACTGACTACGTTAAGATTGATAATGAGTTTATGAAGGTTACCTCTTCTGCTGCGGATGCAACAGGTATTACAATCCTTCAATTTGCTGATGAGAAAACAATTGGTGCTGGTGATGGTCAATCATTCAAGACTCGTTACAAGTATTCACAGGTACGTCTAACTGCACATGACTTCCTAGACGTTGGTACAGGAAATAGAGCACAAACAAACTGGCCATTCTTACCTAATCAGGTAAATGTTCCTTCACAAGAGATTGACGAAACTCGTCCAGGTCGTGTTTACTACGTCTCTACTGACCAAGATGGTAACTTTGCGGTTGGTAAGTTCTTCAAGGTTGAACAGGCAACTGGTAAGGCGACTCTAGACGCTTCTGCGTTTGACTTGACTGGTCTATCATCCTTGAGATTGGGTTCTATCGGTGCTCAGTTAGGTGCTTCTATTAATGAATTCTCAACAGACGGAACTCTTTCACAAAATAGTGATGTTAAAGTTCCAACTCAGAAGGCAGTTAGAACATACGTTGCTGCAATAAATTCTATTTCTGGTAACTTAACTGTTGCTGGTGACTTGAATGTTCAAGGATCTACAACAACAGTGGATTCAGTTGCTGTTATAGCAAAGGATCGCAACATTGAACTTGGTTCAGTTTCTTCTGGAACTTTCACTGGTAACATTACTGCTTCATCAAATCAAATTACAAACTGTAGTGATACAAGTAATCTTGCACCAGGCGTTGTTGTTACATTAACTGGTGGTGGTGCTAGTGTAACACTTAGTGGTACTGTTAAGGTTTCTACTCTAAGTGGAACCACTGTAACACTTGATTCATCATTCGGTGGATCTGGATCTGCTACTGGTGCTACATTTGGTGCTGGTGGTGCTACAGATATTACCGCCAATGGAGGTGGTATCACCTTGAAGGGTACAACCGACAAGACATTCAATTGGTCAGATACTTCTGACTGTTGGGTCTTATCTGAGAATATGGATATTGCTTCTGGTAAGGCATACCATATTAATAATACTAGTGTTCTAAGTGCTACTACAGTGCTTGGTAAGACAATTGGTGGAACTTCTTCTGGAGACATCGTTGATCTTGCTTCTACACAGTCTCTAAGCAATAAAACAATTGCTGGTCTTGTATTAACTGGATCTCTAACTGCTGGTGGTGGTACTGGTACTAATGGTCAGTATTTACAAAGCACTGCCACTGGAATTCAGTGGGTAACACTCTCTGTATCACCTGATTCTATTAGTGCTGGTAACTCAAATGTTACTGTTGCAAACAACGGAAACATCACATTACAAACAGCAGGTGGTAATGGAGCAACGTATGACACATCTGGAAATCTTACAATTCCTGGAACACTCACTGCTGGTGGATTAACAGTTTCATCAGGATTTATTAAGGCACAACTAAAAGAATCAGTAGGAGATACTGCTAATGGTATATCTGGTAACTTCAACTTTGATCTTGCTACCAACCAAGTTATGCATTGGCGTGGTGATGCTTCTTCTGACTTTGTTGTTAACTTTAGATTTGATGGCAGTACTAATTTAACATCAAAGGTTGTTTCTGGTGAGTCTGTAACTGCTACTCTAATCACAAGGAATGGTGGTACTGCTAGGAAGTTAACTGATGTTAATATTGATGGTAATGGAGTGTCAGAAAGATACTTAGGTGGTTTTGGTGCTCCTACTGGAACTGCAAACGCATGGGATGTATATACATTTACATTAGTTAAAGATAGTGGTGGTGGGTGGAATGTTTATGTTTCTTACAACTACTACACATAAGGAATAGAATATGGCACAACATAGAGCTGGTCAAGCAATCATGGGTCACGCCATGCCTAACTCCAAAGGTAGTAATGCTTCTGGAAAAAACAGATGTGGTATGTGGTCAAGATCTAGAATCATTACTCATGGGTATACGGGTGGTGGTTATAAAGATAATTCTCCTTGGAAAAATGTAAACAGAACAACACATAATAATGATACATCAACTAACTTAGGTGATATCATGAGTAAAAATATGGCATATGGTGATGGAGGTTCTAGTGATACTGATTTTTATGTATTTGGTATGGAAAATAGTTTTCCAGGAACTAACAATGATGTCTGGAGAATGCAGATGAGTACTGAGACAGGTACTAGCATGGATGATACTATGGGATCTGATAAAGAAGACTTAGGAGTATTCATAGATTATCATCATGGAGGAGGAAACCTTTACACTATGGGTGGTAGTAATAGTACTGTTGATAGGTTTGCCATGAACAATCATACTCGTACTGCTGCTAATTCTTCTGCTAATGGTGGGCATTATACCGCTTCTTGCCAAGGTCAATTTAGAGGATGGACAAGTATTGATAGTGCTAAAGAATATTATGTTTTTGCTACTAATACTTGGAATACTTGGAGTGGTACAGTACCAGGAACTAATGGGTGGGGTAAAGCAAACTCAGGTTATTTGGGTAATTTTTATATGAAAAACCAAGGAAACTGTGGAGAAGCTGTTTGTAAACATAATGATACTACAGGTGCTCAGATTTCTGTATATAGTCTAGATTACTCTGGTGAAGAAAATTTTCAACAAGGAACATATAAAGGTTATTGTTTAGGACATTATGATGGTGCTCAAAATAATGAATCATATAAAATGAGTTATACCTCTGATACATATGCTATGAGTGGGACCGCACAACCTGTCGGACATCAGGGAATGTCTTCTGCTGGTATGGGACATGCATCTAATTTCGTAAATACAAACTATGGTGTTACTCCACCTTCTTATTAAAAATATAAAAGATTTTAAAAATGGCTGTAAAATATTTTAATGTGTATAAAGGAGACTTACCAGAATCATGGATGGATGGTCATACTACACCATTGACATTTCACAATGCTAAAATATGGTTTGCCATATGTGGATGTGAAGAATCAGATTATGATGCTGTTATTGAACCACTTAAAGCGTCTAAACCCATTACAGATATAGTAGACGAAGATACTGCTATTACAGCAAGTCGTTGTTGGGGTGATGTTAGGGAAAAAAGAAGTTTATATCAAGGAGATAGTGATGTTGATAAATATGCAGATGGAACTTCTGGAAAAATTAAAATAGAAATCACTGATGATATGAGATCAAAAACTCTTACAGTAATGAAACAACATGCAAAAATGCTAGTTCAAAAGGCAATTGATGATGGTGAAGGAGATCCATATAACTCATCATTATTGACAGATATTGAAAATAGTGCTAGTGTAAAACAGATAAATATAATATATGAGGATTATCTTGGAGATCAACTTCCAAGAGGTCAAGCACTAGAATTGAATTTATATGAAAGCGATGGACACACCAGAAAGTTTGCTGCGACAAGAAACAAACCGTCTTTCCTCTAATAGAGACGCACTTGATGAATGGATAATTGATCACTCATCCAACACTCCTTTTGGACAATCAGAATATCAATGTCGTAATTTTGTTTTAGAATCACATCCTACAAAATATTCTGCAATTAGACAAGCTTGTTTAGAAATAAGTACAAGAGAACAAGGAATAAAAAAAATAAGAATTGCTAAAAGAAAGAGTGATACTAGGATCAAGATTTTAGAAAAAGATAAAAAAGCAGAACCTGATGAGTTAAAGAAAGAATTAATACAATGTGAAATTGATTTAGAATTGATTGATAATAAAGTATGGGAGAAAAAACTTCTTCAAGGTTATCAAGAACAAGGTTACTTCTTAGATTATATCAAAGAAGAATGTGGTGATAATCAGGAAGAAATTCTAAAATCATTAAGTGGTAATAAACAAGAGGAAGATAAGTATTGGATTGCTAGAATGGCAAAACAATCTGCTGTTGATATGATTTCTACTGGAACAATTAATGCAGGAAATGTAGAGTCTATTCTTCAAATGCCAGAAAAACATCAACATGGAGTACTCAATGCTGCAATGAGATATAGTGGTGTTGTTGCATCTGGAATAGATCGTTTAAGATCAGAATCAGAATCAGAAATTAAATACCTTGATAAGGATACTAGTACTAGAAGTAAACTGTTAACAGAACAATCTAGTTTAGATGATGAATAAGGTTTTTAGCCTACCGATAAATCCAAAATTTAATCCACAATTTATTGAAACAAAATTTTTAGATTTTCTAAAAACAAATAAAGATTATATATTTGATTTATATTTCACTTGTAGAATCCCGCCTTTTACTCAGGATGCTATGGGTGAAGTTTTTGTGTCTGAAAATGTAGAAATGGACATGATCGGAATGGCAAAATGGTTGAGTGATGAGAGTGGGATTCCTATATCAGCAACCTTTAATAACATATATGTTCGTCCAGATCAAAGAAATTTAGAAGTATGGATTGGTTACTTTAAACAATTATATGATTTAGGTATTAGAATAGTTACTTTACCTCACACATCATGGGTAATGACTGGTGAGATACAAAAAGAATTTCCAGAACTTTATATTAAAAATACTATACTTAGAGAAGTAACAAGACCTAATGAGGTAGTTGAACTTGCGAAGGCAGGTTTTCATTATATCAATCTTGATAGGGATTTGATGCGTGATAGAAATAGATTATTAGAAATAAAAGAAGCAAAAGAATATTGTGCAGAACAAGGATATCCTGTTAAATTATCTTTACTGACTAATGAAGGGTGTTGGGGTAACTGTCCTATAATGCCAGAACACTATCATTATAATAATACTAGAGGTGGTGATGTTCCTCAATATTTTAATAGTAGAATTAGTAGAGTTAGTTGTAGTAAATGGGATGCACTTGATGGTGCAGCTGCACTTAAGGCAGCAAATCTACCTCCTTGGAAAAGTGATTGGGAAGAGTTCCTTGATCTTGGTATAGATGTGTTTAAGATGCATGGTAGAGAGTCTATGACTAGACTTTCAGAAACTATGGATATCATTAATAGGTGGAGATTAGATAAAGAAACATTATTTCCTCAGTATAAAGAATACATTGAAGACGTAGATCTTAAAGAAAGACCTATTGATGTATGGAGAGAAAAGATTAAAACATGTCAATTTAATTGTTGGAAATGTAATTACTGTGATCTAGTATACAAATCTGGTAAAGGTAATAATAAAGTAAATCCAAAAGTACAATTTATTATAGATTCCATTGACAAGGCAGAAAGATCTGAAAGTAATTACACTGGAGTTTACATAGAATCACTAACTTCTAATATTACTAGAAATTTTTTAAATAATATATGTTCATATCCAGACACAAAATATCTAGAAGTAGGAGTTTATGCAGGAGGAACTTTTTATTCTGCACTACAAAATAATAATATTAAGGGATATGCTATTGATGATTTTGAAAAAGCATATGCTCCTTGGAGAGATGATATTGAATTTAAGGTACATGAAGATCCTAAGAAAGCATTCTTACATCCACCTTGGTGGCCAGATAAAAGATATGATTTTGAATTATTTGAAGGAAAAATTGTTGATGCAACTTTACCAGAAAAATGTAATGCTATATTCTATGACGCAGATCATGATCCCATCCAACAATATCAAAACTTAAATCATTTGTTACAGTTTTTTGATGATGAGTTTATACTCATGGTAGATGATGCTAATATGAAAGGTGTGGTAGAATCAGTAGAAGACTTTGTTAAACACAAAAAATTGAAAGTGATCTTTGAAAAAAAGATACTTACAGATGTTCCAGAAGATAAACATTCTTGGTGGAATGGTATATATATTTTGTTATTACAAAAATGATTGATATAATTGATAATTACTTACCAGAAAAAGAATTCTTTAATTTGTTTAATCATATGAAAAATTCTTCATTTGATTGGCATCTAAGTAATATTGTTAGTGATGATATTGCAGAAAGTGAAACTAGTAATTGGCAATTTTGTCATGTTTTTTATCGTATGCATGATCATAAACGTACCTTTCCTTTGATAATTCCTACTCTGAGAAGAATTAACCCTGTTGCTTTGATGAGAATAAAAGCAAATTTATCATTATCTACAAAAGAGGTTGAGGAAGGTGGAATGCATATTGATGTAGAGGATGAAGATACTCCAGATTGTGTTAGAACATCTATACTTTATATGAATACTAATGATGGATACACACTTTTTGAGGATGGAACTAAAGTTGAGTCTGTTATGAATAGACTTGTCACATTTCCTCATACTATGAAACATGCAGGTACTACCTGTACAAACGCTCCTTTTAGAATGGTTATTAATTTTAATTATGTTACAAGTATTTGAATCAATATTGCAAAAAGAACTCTACATGGGTTACATCTTTGGTATTATGATAATAGGAGGATACATCAGACAGTATCATGTACTAGATGATGTTTATTCTCTAGCAAAGAGATACATAAAAGACGCTCGTATCATGATTATTATTACATCAGTGATAGGAGGAGTCTTACCAATACCAGGTAGAGTTGCATTGTCAGCACCATTACTGGATGCTATTGCACCTCCAGATAAACGAAAAAGAAGTGAGTTTGGTATTATAGATTATCTTTCCACACATCATTACTATTGGTGGTCACCATTAGAGAAGACAATCATTCTTCCTATGGCAGCACTAGGTATAACATATGGGGAGATGTTGAATTATACTTTTCCTTTTCTACTTGTATGCCTTGGGTATACATGGTGGTATATTTTTACTAAGGTAGATCCTAGAAGTGTCTTGCCTGACATGAGTAACATAAGTCAGTTTGATTGGAAAAGAGCATTAAAAGGATGGGCTCCATTTATAGCAACACTATGGTTTTTGTTATGTGTAGGTAAAGCAGGTGCTATATTTTTCTTCCCTTGGTTTGGTGCTATGTGTTGTTACTATGCATGGTTGTGTAAAGATTGGAACTGGGGTAAGTATATCAACAAACAATTTGCAATCATATCTACATTAGTTTTAGCACTAGGTGGTGTTGTAGGTCTCATCAAAGCACCTGTCATGGCATATCTTCAGTCAGCAACACCAGAAATGATTATACCTGTAACCATAGTAGGAGCACTTGCAGCATGGGTTATGGGGTCGTCAGGTAAGTATGCAGGTATGACTTCTGCATTAGTGTTAATATTTGGTCAACAGTATTTGGTATGGTTCTTAGCAACTGAATACTCAGGTTACTTACTATCACCAGCACATAAATGTTTGATGATCGGTCAACAATACTTCGGTACACCTATTAAAAAATATTATAAAGTTCTAGGTGGTCTCTGTGCTTGGTTAATTGGACTTGCGTTTATTTCTACTTTCATATAAATACATCTAGGAAAATTGTAGGTAGATGTTATGGCAGAACCTGCCAGTAGAGCTGAATTCAAAGATTACTGTCTTAGAAAGTTAGGTTTCCCAGTCCTAGAGATCAATGTTGACGATGATCAAATAGAGGATTCAATAGATGACGCACTCCAGTATTATCGTATGAGACACTACGATGGTACTGAACTTGCTTATATGAAACATTTATTCACTGCTGCTGATGAGACAAAATTTGAAACACAGAACACAACAACCACTCTAGCTAGTGGTACAAAATGGGAAGTTAGAGATAGATATCTTGAACTACCTGCGGATGTAGTTGGTGTGACTAAAGTATTTGGTCTTGCTAGTAATGCAATTAGAAATAATTTATTTGG